CACCGGGAAGAGTTTCTCGGCAATGAAATCTGCCTGCTTATAGCCCAGTGCGAGATTGGTCAAAACCGGATCAAGCTGGCCACGCAGGCCGCGCAAATGAGATGCACTCATGTTTTATCCTTTTTTAGGTCAAATGCGACGACGTCGTCGCATTTGACGGGTTGATGATTTAAGCAATAGTACGGCGGGCAGCCTCTTCGTAAGGGATACCTTCCTTCGCTGCCAATGCCAATGCACGTTGGTGATGGCTCAAGGCTTCCGGGTCCGACGCTTCGGCAAAGTCTGCCGCCAATCCCGACGGCTTTTCACCTTTAGCCATCTCGCCGCCCTGAATCTGCTTAGGCAGGACAGCGGTAAAAAACGCACGCAGCGCGGCAGACAAAGGCTGCTTCTTACTGCCTTCGCCGAAGTCGGCGGTTACGTCATCAGGGTATTCGGCAAAATCCAAAACCTTGACGACCAAATCCTTGTCGGCAGGTTTCAGACGACCTTCTTTAACCAAGCCTTCGGCAAATTCGGCATTCTGCTCATGCGCACCATCGCGCAGGGCGGCATGCTGCTCGTCTTGCAGCTTTTTCAATTCCGCCTGCGATTCAGCGGCCTTCTTCTCGGCAGCTTCGCGTGCGGCCTTTTCGGCTGCAAGCTCTTGTTCCAGCGACATAGGGGTCTCCTTGTTTTCATGGTTTTCTGGGGGTGGGGGTGATTCGGTAAATTCGGCAGGTGCATGGGTTTGAGGCACGGCAGCCAATTCTTTAATTGCCTCAATTTGCCAGTCAGGCAGTACTTTATCGGCTTCTTCCAGACCGAAACGGCCGATAAACCAGTCTCTGAAACGGCTTAATAACGAGGCTGTCTGAAGATGTGCGTCTTCGGCAAACTCGACATAAACTTCGCCCTCGGCAAAACTGATAGCGGACAAACCTTTGACTGCGGGCGGTTGCGCGCCCAAAAAGCCGACATGGCGCAGCGTCCAAACGCCCGGTTTAGGATTGTTCGGGCTGGTTGGTGGGTAAAAACTCGCCGACACTTTTTTATATCGTCCAGCTTTAACCAAATCCGCAAAGCCCTCATCGACTTGGGCAAAGTCCGCTGTCAGCACGCCGTTTTGCACATTAAGCGACTTGACCCAGCCATAGGCGGGCGCATCTGCCTTGGGATGCCCGACCACAATAGGAGCCTCATGCACCTTCGGGTCATATGCTTGGGCAGCGGCGGCAAGGTCGGCCTCGGTAATCGTTACCGTATTGCCGTTTGCATCGGTACGCGTCCCTGCACGGAAAATTTCGTAAGACATAAAAAAGCCTCATTGGATGGATGAGGCTATTGTGGCAAAGGCCGTCTGAAACCGCTTTTAATGCGGCTTAAAGAATGATTGTTCAAAAAGGCGTTAAAATCGCGTTTTTAGCGCGTTTTACCATTTGGATAGGCAAATCCTTATCCGAGCCGATAAATGCGCTAAAAAAGCGGTCAGGACGAATCCTGACCGCTATCTTGAATAAATCGGATAATCACACAAACAAATCTCCCTGATTTTTTGCCCGCTCCGCCATCCCGACCTCCTTGACGATGCGGTAGATGTGCTGAACGGTCAAATCATATTTGCGGGCAAGCTCCACATGATTCTTGCCGTTAAACTCCTTATAAATCTTCAGGTCGCGCTCAGATACCCTGCCCAAAAGGTTTTTTGGGAAATAAATCAACTGCCCGCCCCAGTTACTGGTCAGATGATGAGACAGCTTTTTAGATACCTCGACTGCCTGCTGCCGTTCCATCGGCAATACCGACATCAAGCAGGCGACTGCTTGGTCTTCCAAGTCTGCCACCAGCTCAGGCACTCTGTTGTCCGCCATTTTCCACCCTCACTTTCCACTTCTTCAAATGCTCGATGACCCGTATCGCGTCATCAGTCCCTAACCATCCATGATAATCTATGCCCGTCATGCGTTTGACAAATCGAGCCAGGCTCAATTCAGACGGGCTTCGCACCGCGCCCAAATGGTGCAGTTCCAACCAAAGCGCACGTATCTTTTTGACCTGCGCCTCCATCATGCGGTTTGGCATATGTACAGGTAAATCAGGCTTGCTTGATGCCGCCTGCGCTTTTGTCGTTACTACAAAACCACGCGCCTTCAGAGCCGTTACCACCAGTTCTAACTCATCGACCGACAACTTAGTGCTGCTCGTTTTCCCGCGCGAAATATTGGCCAATAGCGTACGATACTCGCTATCGGCCATCATCAACTGCGTTTTACCTACGTGAATCAGACGGATTAAACGCTGTTTTTTCGCTTTTGCCGTTTCCATGCTAATCCTTTCTTTTCACATACTGAAACGCTGTTTCATATATTTAAATAAATCAATATATTATGCCTGATTCTACATTTACCGGTAGTCATTTGGCAAATAAAAAAGGCCGTCTGAAAGGTTCAGACGGCCTTTTTTATAGCCTGGCCATGGGTTGACTGCTTTTTTTCAAATCCTACCGGCTTTAAATTTAGGCGTAGTATGGGCAGCGATGACCAATGCCTCGCCGGTCTTAGGGTTACGACCTTGACGTTCTGCTTTGTCTACAACATAGAACGTACCGAAACCGGTTAATCGAACCTCGCCACCGGCAATCAGCTCGTTAGTCACAACAGTCTCAAAGGCATTCAAGACATCAGCTGCAGTAGATTTGCTTACGTTTGCTTTTTCGGCCAATGCGGCCACCAATTCAGTTTTATGCATGATTAACTCCAAATGATTTAATAAAAGCGGCAGACCGTGCCGCGCGGTTAAACTCTTTAATCTTTTCCGTCCAGCCAGTTGTCTTCATCTTGGTCTTTCCAATCGTCTACCCGAAATACCAAGTGGATTAACCAATAGACGAAGATTGAGGCAGAAAATAAAAACAGCAGCATGGTCACACTTTCGCAATATCCAAGTTCATCAACTGATACTCGCCGTCTTGACCACGTTCGTAAATCCGTACAAATTGCTTGCTTGTATGAACTTGCAAACTATCGCTCAAAGCATCCATAGCGCGTTGCCATTTATCATCTTTAATTGCCAACCGGCGCAGACCGAGTACGCGGGCGGTGCTGATATTGCCTTCTTTATCCACTTGGAAGGCCGCGTTAATCAGTGTTTTCAACTCCGTCCGGCTACCCTCGGTCCACTCATTGATGCACTCATCGATCAAGGCCTTGGCGGCAAGCAGACCTTCATCAAAGACCAGTGTGTCCTGCATAGCAAGATTTACACGATATTGCCCGTCGAAGCTGTGAAGAGTGACATTGCCTTTCTTGCCGCCCAACGATACGTCGTAACGGTCGGCGGAGAGCTGTACAAAGGCCGCAATATCCTCAACAGCACCACGTTTAAAATCCACAATCTTTTCTTGTACCGACCGAGCCTTTCCCGCAAGCTCCATGACCAGTTCGTCGCGCAATAAATCCATTTCCTTAATATTGTCTACCGGCACCAAATTACCTTTGGCATCTTTGCGGTATTTGCTCAAATCCAGTTCATTCATTTTTAATACCTTTCTGCCTGTCGGCATATATCTTTCTACATTCATCCACCGTCCGGTGGCGTTGGCCGTGTATCCATTCCCTGTTCATGCAGGGCGCAGTTTTCAATACTGCCAACTTCTGTTTCAATGCTTTTGCTTGCTGTTTACCGTATGTAGTAGGAGTATGTTTTTCATCCAACCTAGGCACCATCTTTATTTCCAAAGGCGGCAGATAGCGGATTAAGTCAGATGGATTCGGCCATTCGTTCTGTGAGACAGCGATATTCTCAAACGCCATTTTTACCCTTGATACATCACGATCAGGCTGCCATTTTTGTTTGAGCAGAAGGCCGTACCATACTTGGGCTACCGCCGTCAGGTCTTTGGCAGCCGGGCGGCCTTTTAGATTTAAGGCCGATAGCAACATAAACCCTTTGGCAATTTCCTTTTTCAACCATTCATGCTGGTTCTCCATTTCCTGCCCACTCCATCAAATTCCCCACACCGGCACGAAGCTTTGTCCCTGATTCAGCCGCATTACAGACAGGAGTTGAAGCCATTTTTTCCGGCTGCCAAAATGTGATGTTTTCCAGTAAGAACCCGTGACTTGTTAGGGGAGTTTTCAGACGGCCTGAGTCACGCGCCTCAATACATCGGTTTGCAGCCCAAATCCATGCTTCACGGGGAGCTGCATATTGCTTACGGTTGCGCTCGACCATCCTTGCCTGAATCATAGGCAGCAAATCTCCCAATAGCTTTGAAACTCTGTTAAAACTTAAATCCTTTTCAGCCGGACGAAACAGTGTCAAATACCGCAACATCGCTTTGACCAGCTCGTCAGAAATGCCGGTCAGGGCAATCAGGGCTTCACGGGCATCGTCATGCGCGATTAAGACATCCAAGCTCATCACCGCGCCGCAGGTGGGGCAGCGTACTTTCATCGCGCTGCCTCCAAATCCTTACGGCTCAAGCACCGCAATGCCGTCTGAACCACATCCTCAATTTCATCCGATAGCCGAGACGACACATACATCATCACAAACTTACCCGACAGCGTCGTCAGTTCAGTGACAAGATGACCTCCTTTTTCGCGCCATACCGACACTTTGATTTTGCTGTAATCCCTGCTCATTTTTCCGCTCCGATGGGTTCCAAAACCACGCCTGCCATTTTGTCCGTATCGCTCATTCCGCCATACACCGCCTCCCATACCTGGTCGGCAACCTCTTTATCGCAGTTTGGCTGTACCGATTTACTGCTAATGGTTCCCAACCAAAAAGCCTGACAGGCGATTGCAAAGCACAAACCGATAACTTTGATTTTCGTAGGCATACTCATCTCACACACCTCGCACCACATCGCCATCAACAAGCTCGAAACCCAATTCCGCCGCCTGATTCATTGCCGCAGCCACAAGATTATTGACGGCCAGAGGATAGAGCAGGCTGTTCTGTTCAATCCCTTTGCTCGTTCTGCTCTTCACAGTCAAACGTTCCGCTACTGCATCCACTGCACTTTGGTTCAAGATTTTTGAAACATCCGCACCGACCCGGGCAAACTTGTGTTTCAAATAACCTTCCAGCTTGCCGTCAGTCAGAGGCAGGAGGGTAACCACCTCGCAACGTTGCACCACCTCGCGCACAGCAGGATTGTTTTCGCTGAGCTTTTGCGCCAACTCCGTCTGACCGATTAAGACAATCCCGAGCAGTCGTTCAAAACCGTTCTTCAGCTCAAAAAAGCGTTTCAAGTGTTTCAGGGTCGGCAGAGGCAGGCCATGAGCCTCTTCAATCAGCAGCAGGTGCTTGTTACCGGCTTTTGCGCTTTCAGTCAGAGCGCGATGGATTTGGCGGAAACGAGCCTCCGGACTGCGTTTCGGGCTTGTTCCAGGCGCAACCGCCTCCAAAATTGCCTCAGCGATATGTACCGCTTTGAGTGTCTTGCCCTTTTGGTCGTTGTCTTCCATTGCCAGCACATAAGGCTCAATCAACACAATCTGACGGCCTTCGCGGTTGATACGGTCTTGCAGGTCTTCGCGCAGTGTAGATTTACCCGCGCCGCTTTCACCGACCACTGCCACAAAACCGCCATGACAGGCCGCCTGACACATCGCCTCACGAACTAACGGCAAAAGCGAGGGACTCTCCACATCGTCTGCCGACTGGATTTCATCGTTGAACGGGTCGCGGAATAATCCAAAATGCTGTTTTGCGGCTTGGTTCAGGGTTGCTTTTCGTAGTAACATCTCATTGTCCTTGTCTTCGTAAGTTGCTTGGGCAGGTGCGGTTTCCGGCTCGTTTCTCAGGCTCGCTGGGATTTCCGCACCATTCTTTTCAAAAAATTGTTTCAATTTCCTTCGCAGCTCGGCTGCGTTTTTTTTCGGCCATTGCCCGTGATTGACTACCGCTACCAGCATTGGCTTGCTGCATCCGATTTCGGCTGCGACGGCGGCATAGGATTTGCCGATTTTTTGAAAACTTTGTTTCATCGTTTTCCTCTCTACAAATGCGACGACGTCGTCGCATTTGCCTAACCGGTTTTATGTAATTTCAGACGGCCTGCCGTTTTCAGCTTGTCAAAAACCGCTTCCAACTGACTGGCGG